TAGTTTCACCTGATGGCAAAGCAGAGTTAGTGTAGGCGGTTCCGACGGTAATGTCTGAGATTTCAACTAAACCAATAGGAGTTGTCCCTAAATCTAGACGCAACGTATTAAATTCTTTATCACTGAATATCGGTGAGTCCAACGGTGCGTTATAAATGCCGGGGTCGCCAGCAGCGAAACTAGGTGGCTTCATCGCTTCAGCAGCCACAACTCCTGTAGTAGCAGTAGTACCTACAGCTATTAAACCAATTGCATACTGCGGGGAGAAGCCCATCTTCAACAGGATTGTGTACGGAGATTTGACAATCTGGAATGTGCGTTTCCACTTAGCAGACTCAGCTTCCAGATAGTCTACCTTCTCCAATATCCAATCACGCCAGATTTTAGTCTTGTGGTATAGTTGGACAGGAGAACGAGCAATCGTACCCGGAGTTGCAACGATACCATACATAATTTTCCTAAGTACCCAACCAATTTTCTTGGGAGTCCAAAGAATAATCGAGGCGGCTTTACGCCCGATCTTTCCTAACGGAAGATTAATTGTTGGAAATTTTATACGGAATGAAAGAACCTTATTAGCCAAGGTACTTATTTTATTCATAAAGGCGCCCCTTTTATTCGTAGTCATGAAACAAAGCCTTACAAAGGCATTTCGTCAGATTTAGGTGCTATCTTTCGTTTTACTTGCTCTCGTACACTTTCGCCTAAAGCCCTAGATTTTGCTTCCTGTTCAGCTTTCTTTTTAGCTTGCTGTGAGATTTTATATGCAGCTAGAGGGTCTGAGGGCTTACCGGCTTTAGGGCGTGGTGGAACTGGGCCAAGATCAGCAGAACGCATAGGACGATTAGTCTCTTTATTGATAAAGGCAAGAAACTCTTGTAAATTACCCATTTACCTACACTACATTTCCATCTACACTAATTTTCCGCCAGTACACTGTGAATTCCATGACACCGGCTGATATCGCTGCGGTAGCCACCGTACCAATAATATTATCGGTAATTAAAATATCTTGAAGGGCGGCGGGTAACGCTATACCATTAGCGTCCGGACCAGTATCAACCCAGAACTCGTCTGCGTCGATGTTAGTAGCTGTTGTGGCTGCTACAAATAAAGAGGTAGACCCTGTAACACCAAGAGCTAAAGTCGCACTTGCTCCCGCAAGTAAGGTTGTACAGTAAGGTACAATTTTAGAAACCAGCACTTCCCCTGTTACCGTGAAAAGAGGGGCAGCACCAGTGGCACCTGTACCTGAGCCACTGTCAAAAGTTATTGTTTTCCTCGATACTCGTAACGGGTCACTGATTATTCTTTGCCCCATGAAATACTCCTAAAGACTAGTGCGACCCCAAACGGAACCAAAAACCACAGGTGTCTCACCTGAGTTAACATTCAAGAAACTAATTCTACTACGCACATTAAGTGGTAGTTCGTAATCCCACTGAGTGCCAGCCTTTACCAATATGCTAGGGTATGATGTGCCTGTTGTGCTGCTAGCTGTATGATCAAATGCTACGTATGTATCATTATCAAATTTAAGGGAGAAAGCCCTTATAGCCGCAATGCCCGCCAATCGTTGACTTAATGAAGCATTAGCAGTTCCCTGCCAGCCACAGTTTATTTCACCCGTAGTCGTATTGATATAATCAGTAAGGTTTCCTGTGTAGTTAACCTCTACTTGCAAATCATCTACATACGTAAGAATGGCATGCTGATCTTTCGACCCCATCCATACACGATACGTTGCGGGACCTGTCCCAGTTGACGGTAATGTAAATTTAACATGCTGTCTAGCGTAAGCGTCAGTCAAATCATATTCAGCAGATGTTGCATGTGTGGTTGTTCCATCGCTGCTTTGGATATACATAATGAAATCCCCGGAAGCGGACGCTCCTCTTACATAACAAGATACAATGACATGCATTCTGTGGGGGTCTTCTGATCGAGGAAGGTCTATTGAAAAGTAAGCACCTTCATCATCATCAGAGTCAGCAGGAGTCAGCAAAAGGTGATTCGAGCCTGATCGAGGTGCTGTAGTAACCTTAGTTGCTGGTGCCCCGTCATTTGTCCAACCTGATAAGGCAGCTTCAAACGAAGGGTTGGTATAAATGTTGACAGCCTGTTCAGCAACGGTGTCTATATTGATCAAATCTTCTGCCGTTCCAGCCGTATCTAATGTAGAGTTAACCGCAATATAACGGTCAAAAGGTCGCACACTGTCTGCGACAGACCAATCCTGATCTGTGTTAGCATCCGATATATATCTCCACTTTGGGAGCTTGTAATTTGCTGCATCTGGCATAGATCAAATTCTCCTTAAAATAATAAGTTCCGTACTATTATACTCATTTCATTACATATTTGTTGAACTTTCTTCTTGCCCCCGATTGGAAAGCCCACCTGCCCGTGTCGGTTTTGTTCGTACTGTTACATTAGAGGAGAACCCACGCGCTGGGGAACCTGAGTTCAATGTTGTAACGTCTACTACTTTTTCAAGATTTGTTGTTTTGCCTTTTTTACTGGTATTACTTTTAGTCATCTTAGATGCGTATTCCAGCCCAGCAGCTTCTGTAGCAGATTTTGCGTCCGCAGGGCTTGACTGGGGCTTCGCTGCTGTTGGCGTAGAACCAGCGGGTGTCACTTCCTGACCAAAATCATTCCCCCCCATTCGTTGGGAGCTTGGGTCTGTTGCGGCTGGTTGGGTGGGTTCTGCACTAGCCGGAGTCTTTTTAGCACCACCTAGAAGCTTACCCGCACCTTTGGCTGCACCTTTGGCTGCGGCACTGAATGGGTCCCAGTCACCGCCCCCAAGCAGAGATGCCCCCACTTCTTCAGCGGAAGCTTGTTGTTTTAATAGTATCAATACAGATTCCTTTAGTCTATCATCTGCACTAACAGAGTTAGGAGATTTTTTACCCATAATCATCTGGGTGGCTAAGTTGAAAGGCATTGCAAGTATTGCTTTTCCTTCCTCTACCGGGTCAGGATTAGCCTTTGATAAAGATTTTTCAGACCTCGATGACGGAAATCCTCTCCAACCTGCCTTTTTTCTTTTTATCTCTCTATCCATTATATGTGTGGCAGCATCACGAGAAGGGGGGTAAGGGCGTGGTGAAACCTGAGGCTCATCTTTACCAGCTTCAACCCGTGCCCGACTAGCTGCGGCACCCGCTTCGTCATGTGTGGGAACCTTAGGGGATTCAAGAGAAGGTCTTTGAGAGGGTTTGCGATAAATTGGATTTTCATTCTTTTGCAGAGATTTTTCTTCCCTTTCTCCCCGCTCGCCAGACGGTAGGGTTCGATAAGGGGTCACTGCTGGTTTCCCTGCTGTTTCCGCAACACGTTTTCTGTTTCTTGCCGCCGCATCCAAGACTTCCGGTGCGTTAGGGTCTGACGGAGAACCCTTCACTTTAGTGGGATCGAGGCGCGGATTCGACTGCCCTTCATTCTTTTCCAAGGACTTTTCATCCCACGGCATTTGCTGACGCATGGTAGGTTTAGCGGCACGAGTAGGGTCGCCCCATGCAGTAGTTGGACCCTGTTCACTCCGTTGCTGCGACATTCCGGGTGTCCTCGCACTAGTTCCCTGTTCGGATCGAACTTGTTTTTGCATAGAATTTTTTAAGGCTGGCGGGGCGTAGTCAGTCTCTTGCGTAGGAGTTCTGCCTCTTATTGTAGAACGATCTATATTTTTATATCGTGGCGTCTGTTCCTCTACCCCACGACTCCCAGTCGAGCGGCTACCTGCTTGTCTAACCCCCCTATTGGTAGTCCCTGTACGAGCAGAACCGGAAATGATACCGGGTGTCTGCCCGATAGCACCGGGGCGCCCTATGTTTCGGGCTTTATCGTGGCTGATTCCCCTACTTCTGGACATACCTGTCTCCGCTTCTTGGGGAGTCGGGTACTTAGGGCGTGGGTCTACGATAGGGGTATGACCTTCTAATTTACCAGTTCGTGGCGTTTTGCCGCGAGTCCATCCTTCACCGCCTTGTTCTGCCTGTTTTTCTCTGGCTTCTCGCCTCTTATAATACGCCTGTGCGTCTGTGTCAATGCGGTCATCATATGGGTTAGGACTTGATTCGTATTCAAATTCAGGGTCCTCCGGTGGTATATCCGCAGCCCCACGCCTAGCCTCCTGTTCAGCCCGTTGCCGAATAGTAGAACGATCTATATCCGCTGTATCACCATGTTGTTTTTCAAATAATCCTTTAGATTGATATGGTGAGGTGCTAGTATCAGCGGGAAATTCATTAGGCGTAGGAGAATTACCGGGAGTCCGATCTTCTTTATCCTTCCCAGCTTTTTGAAAGAGTTTAGATAAGACTTTATCTATTGAGTTCGTTTTCTGCATCTTAGAAGCATATTCTAATCCAGCGGATTCTACATTACGCTTTGTTTGGTCTTTAGCCGTACTGGGGGTTTGCTTTGTTCCGCCTCCACTCAAAGCCTGATTAAGTTTATGCTGCAATGATCCGGGTGGACCAGTGGTTTGCATTTGCCATCCGCCCTTCCCAGCAGATGGACCTGTCTGCTTCTGTGGGTCCCTTTCAAACTTAACACGCCCGCCAGTCAACCTGTCTATTGGTCCAGCCTTTCGCAAGGCTTTCAAACGTTCTACAGTATCTTCGACTGGATGCTCACCTATCTGAGCCGAAGCCAAGTCCTGCCCTGATTGGTTTACAACACGGGCAGAAGTAAATGAATGGGGGTGCTTGTAATCCACTGGGGCGTAACGATTATATTCAGAACCGGCAGTTTCCTCTGGGAGACCAAACTCTTCCTGAACCCTCGCCAGTTGCTTCCTGCGTTCTTCTTCTCCCTTATGATCTGGATGAACCGTCTGGTTACCTAGAGGAGTATCTGTGGAGTGTTTCTTTTCTTTCCCCATAAAATCTTGGAACATTCCTAACAGAGGTGTGCTTTTATTTAAAGACTCTTCTATTTTGAAGGCATTAAATACTCCCTTAGATAAAGTTTCCTCTAACAATAAATCATTTGATCTTACAGGAGTCGGAGTACTTTCTTCTTTATCCAATATCATACCTTTCATCAAGTCAAAATGGGCGCCCTGATTCACGCCTTTCTCACAAATAGTAACCTCTGCCAATTCTAGGTTATTTACTTGCATGATCTTGGTGCCGTCTTCTTTGTGAATATCTTTACTCTCTGTAGCATTTCCTGCTATAGAGTAAGAACGCATTTTCCCGCTCTCTATTTGTTCTTTAACTTTAGCTGCAATTCGGGTATCGTTACGTAACTCAGTTATAAAAAATAAGCCTCTAGGGTCTACACCACTACGGAAGACTGAACCGCCCTTAGTAATGTAGGCTGGTAAGGCGTGTCCTACCTGAACGTCAGAGTGCATCACCATAACGTTTCGGGTACGGAAGTTGTCCATATACTTATCAAATGCTTTTGTAAGAGCGTCTGTGGTGATCAGGTGCCCTTCACGATCAACCATCTCAACAGATGCGGGACCGCCTACAACGACAGGCATTTTATCATCTTCTATCTTCTCAGCAGCTTTAGCAAACTTTTGGTTGTCAGGGAAAGCCCTAGAAAGCGTGAGGATTTCAGCGGGGGAGGCTAGCTTGACAGAGAACAGGCGTTTATACTCAGCGAGAGAATCGGAGATATCAGATATTTGCGCCCTACCAACTGTAGCTTTTTCTAAAAATAAAACTGAATCAGCAAGTGCTGACTGTAAGACGTCATGAGGGGTATGAAATACTGTGTCCGTACCCACTTGAATGGTCATTATAAATTAAGCCCGCCCGCCCAAAGAGTTCCCATACTGGATATCATTGTTATTAAAATTCCTACTAGAAGATATATAATTCGATCTAGCTTCTTCGCAACCGTACTCACCTCAGCCTCTAATAAATCCACATCTCCCTCAAGTAAGGGGACTCTACTATCTAACGGTAGATTAGTACGCTGCAGCGACCGTGATTGTATTTGTCTGGACATATATAATATTATACCTCTATATATAAATTTTCAAAGAAGTTTAAGTGCCCTTATAGAAGCCGCCCCACATTTAAGGGGCGGCTCCATAAGTTATTACGCTGGGTAACCGTAAAGTGTTATCTTCATAATACCAGCGTCATAAACACCGGTAGCCCCACCACCAGAAGAAACAAGATACATGTAAGAATCAGCAGCGGGGTAAGCAGTTATCCCCATTTGCTGGACTACGCTAGCTGTGTCATCATGTGTTGAAGACCAATCCTGTGTAGCTTGTAAGATCGCAGCGGCTCCCGCTTCTGATGCAATATCATCATTTTCTCCACCGGTAGAAGCTGTGGATGTATATAGGTCAATGTCAGGTTCTCCAGTTGTAGGAGTTTCTAGACATTCCACGGTACCAGCAAAGATTGTACCATTAAGAGCCGCAGTAATTTGTCCTATATGACAGTCATCATCATCATTGACTCCAATGATATCCCCTGCTGCGCCACCCGGAGATAGTCCTGTCAAATCTATAATAATAGTTGTAGTTATTAAATCTCCTGCAACTGTTACATTAGCTTTATAGAGGGTGCCTGTACCAGTAGTAATACCAGTACCAGCAGTCATGTTCTGCATCCTGAAAGCGGTCTCATCGGTACTACCGAAAAGTAAAGTCTCAGCGTCAGCTAAATAGTTCCAGTCATAACCTAGGGCAGAGCGCCCAAGGAGACGGGTTTCTTCTGTAACGTCTGACATTTTAAAAGTATGTTTTGCCATTATTTTTCGTCCTCATTTGTGAAAGACATACTGGTCACATCATCTTGAACATTTCGATTTGTACGCCACATGGCTTGCTTTATAGATTTCTTTAAAGCTGTTGTCGCAGGAGTGTCAGGTAATGAAGCCTCAATTAGATTCATTACTTCCCCAACCATCCTTTTAGTCTGGACATCCAGACTTTGCAATAAACCATCTGTATATATACTTCGCATTATTCACCATTACATTACTTTACATTCAATAAACATTCAATTTATAAGGTAGCCCCCGCTGTCGGGGGCTACCCATTGTTTTTGTCTTATGCAGACAGGTCGGTAATTTTAGCCTGAACGTCGAAACGATATGCCCTGAACTCAGCCATTGTGTACAGCATACCCCTGACTACCAACGCATCTGCTGCGAAGTAATCACGGTTTTCGATGTACTGGGTAGGTTGAGCAATAGCAATTTCGAGGAAGTCCGTGTCCAAAACGTACACGTTGGAACCTAGAGCGGAACCAGCAGACGCTGCCTGACCGAGCGTAGCGTCGGCATCTGGCATAATCGGAATACCTGCGTAAGTAGCAAGAACAAGACCAGTCTTAGTACCGGGGAAAGTCTTTTCATTCCCAATACCAACCTGATATTCTTCCTGACCCATATACCTCTGCTGGGAAATCAACAATCTTTCCAGCTTGAAGTACTGATCGTGTCCCATGACAATCAACTTAGGCTCTCCACCCTTGGTACGAATCTTCTGAATCGCAGTGTCCAAGAGGTTGAGCGAAAGGTCACGGCTTGTACCTGAGTTACCCTGCACAGAGGCAGCAGCAGCGAACCCGCCGGAGTCCCTAGGGGTTCCTGAGGATTCGTCGATGTCATAAACATCGTTGTAGGTAGCAAGACCAGCAACACCATTAGTAGTGTCATCACTTACGTTTACAATGTCGTCGATGGATGTGAGTCCAGCACGAGACATGACTAGCAAGAGGTCGGCAACCGTGGTGGTTCCTACCGCAGGGGTAGCACCAATGGTTGAGAATGTGATGTCATTGCTAGAAATTGCCGAAATTGTACCTTCGGTAGTACCGGGGGTGCCCGCATCGTTAATAATTAACGTGTCACCTATACGGAGAAGCGATCCATCACGAACGTTAGCGTCTGTAACGCCAGAACCAACGGCAAGGTTACCGTGAGCAGTAGGCAAGAACAATTCTTGGTTTAGCTCTTTGATGTGGTCGATCTGAGCATTCTCGTTCTCCAGAGCAAGCACGTCACCAACACCACCCTCAAGTTGTGCAGTGTACATTGCTTTCACTGAGGCACCTAGCATCGTAGTAACAATCTTAGGCAAGCTAGAGACTGTCTCGATGTTCGATACATCAATGTCTGGTAGAGAAGCTAGTTCAGTCATCGGACGTGAACGTTGTGTTCCACGATCCGTCCTGACCCTCCAACCAACTTGATTGCCGAACGTAGTTCGGGGCACAGCGTTGAAGAATCTAGTTTGGTTATTGAGTGCTTGCCACACTTTGCGACCATAAGTGGTCGTAAAGATATTGTCCGCAGCCGTGGTTGAGAAAACCGCATCAGCCGTGCCGGTGTTAGCAGCGTTGAATGCCTTTGTTAGGTATTCTGGGCCAAGTACGTTCTGATTCAAACCTCGGTTTGCTTGTGCCAAAAACTCTTGAATAGACACAGTAGCCATAGTTTAGAGTTCCTCCTAAAGTTCGACTTCGGTGATGGTTCCGTTACGGATACCATCTTCGAGTCTACGTAATTCTTTGTATGTCAGTTTCGTAAAGTCAACTGACTGCTCTCCATTATCTTGCTTGGAGATAAAAGCTTCGGACGGGGAGATTTCAGGGGATAGAGCAACACGTTTTACCTGAGTTGAACCGGATTCCTTGATTCCCATCTTTGCCATTATGTCTTTTACATCAGTTCCCAAAGCTTTTGTAATGGACTGGTCTAAAGACTTCTCATCTACTTCTTCGTCCTGCGGATACTCAGAAGAGTCATCACCTTCTTCGTTTTCAGTCTCGCTATCTCCCTTATACATAAGGCTAAGTTTGGCGAGGGCTTTTTCCATACTTCTAATCATAGCTCCTACATCTTCATCCTCGTCTTCATCTCCGTTATCTCCGTTATCTCCGTTATCTCCGTTTTCGTCTTCGTCTTCAGCCTGAATTGGCGCACCGGCATTTTCAGTCTTGTTATCAAATGATTCTGTTTCTGACTCATCACCTGCGGACTTATCATTTTCAGTGGAAGCTGTGCCACTGGCAGATTTAGGCGCTACAGTTAGGTCCAGATCGTAGTCTGCCCCTTCTTTCCTTATTTCTTCGATAACCTCTTTTATAAGTTCGGTCCTCTCCGCAAAAGCCTGTTCTTTTTGGAAGTCTTCGTATTCCGCTTGATCAACTTTTTCGAAACGTTCATCCATCTTAGATAGAACGTCCGCTACGGCGGCGAGTCCGAGAGACGTACCTTCAAAGTACTTCTCAATACGGTCTTCAAAATCCGACATGTAATGTATCCTCCACATAATAGTTACCAACAAAAAAGCCGCTTGAAAGCGACTTTAGCGTTAATATTTAGTTATTTTGAATATTTCATTCAACTTATTATACTTAAAGTATAAATTTTTTAACAAAATTATGCAATATTAATTACATATTGGTTATTTTGTACCAACAGCACGAAGAATTTCTAGTAAATCTTCTTTAAAATCATACAGTGGTATCTGTACATGCTTCTTAAACATCTTTTGTTGCCTACCATCAGGCAATGCTGCCTCTACTTGTTCAAGAACCCTTCGTACCATAGTTTTATGGCGTCGTTCAATCACTTCTAAGATATCATTCAATGTTGCTAGTTGCTCTTGTTCTTCGCCCATGTAATTCTCTTTTCTAGTCTAGCTGCCAGACTCACTACGTACTTGTTATATCACTAATATCACTTCTATTGTTACCCCATTCAGTTATAATTTCGGTCCATATAGTAAGATCATTGTCTAAAACCTCATCTATAAACCCGGCACCTGAACTAACCTTGGGAAGTGCGCCTCCACTAGGATCAGAGACAGAACGCCCCTTATCTACACGCCACAAAGAAGAAGGTAAAACAACTCCTTCTTGGGAAGCCCTTATAGCCACCTTAGACTTTCCTGACTTAGAAGGTGCGTCCTGACGAAATTGATCTGCCATTCTCTCTTTGAATTGTTCCAGCCCCTCTCCTGCTATAAAGGAAGTGAGGTCTTCAATTAAGTCTCCCATACAGAATCCCTTTAATAATAAGTACTAGAAAAATTTATCATATAACATTATACTAGCTTGCCCAAATTTCTGGAATTACGTCATGGAATCCTACATCTTGATCGTCATATTTGTCGAGGTAGATGATCTCTTTACCAAGGTATCCAATGTCTGGATGCCAGTAGCTAATAAGATGCTTGGGTGCAGTGGCTACGTGGAGTCTGCTAGTTGTGTACTCGTCCCCACCTTTGAGTGTGCCATTGATAAGGAGAGGACCAGTTCCAATGTCGTACTCATCAATGCGGTGGAAATGTCCAATCATTACAGCGTCAAAGCCTGTGAACCTAGTGTCTCCCTCTACTAATCTATCGCCGTACTGAACTACTGATCGGAGTTTTGTGATAGCACTTGTAATAGAGTTGAGTCCACCACCACCAGCAACAGAATCCCCATGCATGATAAGAACACGTTGGTTAGCCACTTCAAAGATGTGCATGAAACTCTTGGGAATCTCGAACGAAACATTGGTCAAGTCCCTACAGAAGGCGGCAACCCATTGGTACATCATGTAATCCCAGTCCATGTACTTCTCTTTAGACGGAATCTTACGAGTCATACGACCGTGGTTACCTACTACAGCGGGTACTCGTATTTGAGGGAAGTGTGAGGATAACTCTCGAATAGACTGAGCGATCAGGTGTGCGCCGTTCATCATCTGCATCATACAGTTCTCTGCGTTGGTACGGGCTAATTCTTCATGAATGTCACCTGAAATCATGTCACCGAGCATAGGTATGACGAGTTCTTTGATCGGGGCAATATTACGACGTAGATTAGATAGGTTGATGACCTGATACGTCCAGCCATATAGACGTTTGTTGAACAATTCAATGTCATACTGGGAAAGTCCGTATGTTTGATTAATATCCACACGGTCACCTACGTGTGTGTCGGTGAGTGGAGCCACTACGGACTGAGGGGTTTCGCCCCTGTGTACACCAGACGACGGTGGATTATATACTCTTGCCTCGACTGGGGGAAGTGAAACAGCTAACTTAATAGCGTCGTGAAATACTTGTGTGAACACCTCTGAGGAAGCTTGCTTCCTCATTAAGGTTTCGTATTTAGCCTTGTAGTTGTCCCGTTCTGCTTTTAGCTTATATGTTTTAAGGTCTTGTACTACATCTTCTGAAACATCTTTAGCGGTGGAAGGGTCAATGTCTGCTGATTTCTGTAAGTAACCAGTGCTGTCATACCATCGTTGGATAGTGCTACGATGAACACCGACCCCGAAGTCTTTGAGCACCTCGTCTCGAATTTCAGTCCAACCTTTTTCCTGCTCACGCATCTCAACAATTCTCTTGCGAACCTTCATCATGCGTTCGTCTTTGAGGTCAAATAAACTAGTCAAATCTTACTCCTTATTCGGGAGCGCCATCTTCTTTTCTCTTGGTCTTTTTAGACTTATTCCCTCGTGGACTGTCTAAATGTTGACCGGAAGCGGAAGCACCCAATGTGTGCGTAGCGTAGGCCCCTAGCCCACCTTGTCCTAATTGTAACATGCTACTTATGCTTGTCAAGGCTTTCTCTAAACGAACGTCGCTTTTAGGTTGGATCGGCATTACCGCTTTCTTTCTCGTCTAAATATTTATTCAACAGCGCATCAAGTTCAATTGTAGTTTCTGAATCTTCTACTTCAGCTTGAATTAAATCAATAAGGGTCATCTGCTTTTTAACATCTGTTTCTATCCCTGCACGATAGGCTGTATTATTTTTCTGATCCTCAGTTGTATCGGCTGGGGGAATATACCCTCCTACAGTTGAGGAACGAGGCTCCCCTTTAAAGGTTTTAGCTTCTACCCTACCCTTTCTGTTGTCCATAAGACTAGTTGATACAGATTTTATAAGATCAATTGTAAAGTCCTCAACTATCCCGCTACTTTCCCCACTCATTTTGGAGAGTGATTTTCGTTGCAGGAAAGTATCCAACTTCTGAGGGCCACTTTTAGGTTTTTTCTTATCCTTTTTGCCTTTTGAACCACTATATGTCGTAGTAAAGACCCCCGGATCAGAAGCTACTGCCACCGTTCCACCGTCGAATTCCTTTAAGAATTTTTGAAGCTCTTTTACTGCGGGCGTTCCACCTTGTGCAGTAACAGCAAAATCATGTCCTGATGCCGCCTTTCCATGTGCCTTCGCACGTCGTAAATTACCAGTCTTTAAAGCCCTACGTGATAGCTGTTCGTGGTGTTCTTTAGCCCTATTATGATAATCCGGGCCAGCTACCTTTTTATCTGGGTGATGGATAGCTTTGACACCATCACCATAATAATATGTTGTAGTCCCGTCTCTAGCAACATCTCGCCTAATATACAAGTGCCCTTTGCGTTCTTCGGGGGAAGTTCTTAAATACTTTTTATGATCCTCATCTTCTGGACGTATACTGGTTTCGGGTACATCCCCGTCATGTTTAGTATCTTTAGGATCAAATTTCATAGCATCAGGCATTATTGTTCATCCTCATTTTCATAAGAGTATGGGCCTTTCTTTTCACGCTCTACTACAGTAGTAGATCGCCTATTTTCAGGCTTATGTATTGAAGATGTACTAAATGTGGCTTTCTCAATAAAACCTACCCCATTAGCGGTAAGGTTAGCCACATATTCTGTTCCGTCTGATTCAAACCATAACCTACTTCCATCAGGGCTGGGGCCTTTAATAATAGGAGCAAACCCCTTATCCATTAAATCTTGAATCCACGTCTTACCTGAACCTAAAGATTTAGCCAAACCATGAATCCTATCAATAGTCTTTTTATCTCTGGCTTCGCTATATTCATCTACATCACGTTCCATTAACGGAGTTTTATCCATTTCTGTGGGTACTCTACCAAA